TACCGCCTGCAGCTAAAGGAAGGTATTGTGACCAAATGGAGCGTTTCCGTCTGCCCTTTGGCTTCGATTATATTATAAAACGAACTTTCCGAACTTTCCGAACTATTTTTATTTGATTTGCATTTTTTTAAGATATCGGTCACGGATCACCAGCCTCGGATAGTCTGGATTTCCCGCATATCCAATTTTCATCGCAATCTTTTCCCATGTCAGTCCATCAATGTAGTACATTTTGAAAACGCAGCGTGTTGTCGTATCCTCAATTGCATTAATCCAATTTTCAATTGCTTTGCATTTCTCGCGCTTGCCCTCAAGAATCTTTCTTCTCCGGTCATACAGTTCTCCATCAAAACCAGTAACTCCCTGAGGCTGAGGATATCCTTTTCTATAGTCCATCACAACACTGCTGCCAATCCCATGATCTCCCTGCAGCATGTCCTCCAGCTCTTTCTCTAACAAATTGATTTCTCGAAGCAGTTTTCGATAGCTGTCCAGTAACGCCCGCGTGATTTTGATCGTCTCCATTGGCATCACCTCCCCTCTGTTGATCAATAAAGTCCTCTTGCAATAATAATCATCCATGTACACCAGAATATCGTATCTGCAATCTTATGTTCATTCTTGCTCTTATAAGCGCAATGAAAACCTATTGCAAGAAGAATAATTCCCATTGCATACCTAAAGCTCCAAAGCATGATCCATTTCATCGCTCTTTCCCTCCTCTGTATCTCGGATCCGGACAAAGGCTTGTCCCCATGTACGCCGGATGCGCCGCCGACCAACTGTGTCTGCCCTTATCCTCGCTCATGGCCGCATACTCTGTCTCCTGTTTTTTCTTCTTCAGAGCTTTCGCAACCTTCTCATCCCACTGGGTTCTCATCCTCATTTCACCTCATACTTCACGCCATATAGTTCATATGTTTCATCCCGGTATTTCCGGATATCTGCATTCTCATCACCACAGATCCGATTCACCTCCTTCACAATTGCCTCAGAGAACTGAAGGAGCTTTGACCGATGATCATTCTCATCCCTGACACCTTTCCAGTGGAACTTCTCACACAGGATCCGTGCCGGTACTGACATCAGAAGCGCCAGAACTTTCTCAATCCGTTCTTGCTCATTCTCTCCGGACATTTCCTGTTCTCGCTGTTTCCATTCTTCTTGGATGTGCTCATTGATCTCCTTCGCGATCTCCTCTTTCATTTTTTCCTTGGCATCCAGAACCGCCTGACGCTTCATGGCTTCGATCTGTTCCAGCGTGAACTGGTATGTAGTCCTGCTGCCTGATTCCCGCTCCATCCGCCGTCTCTCCGCTCTGGTCATCATCACCACCGCCGCCCTTTCTTATCTACCAGAGTTACTTTTCCCAATACTCTCACATGACAGATCACGCTCAATGCTTTAATCATCTTCCGGAACATAATGATCTTCTCCGGTGGCCGATCTGCTGCCTTGATTGCTCTGGCCGCCGTTGGACCCGGATAACCCTCTGCATTTCTACCTTTCATCCTCATCATTCCTTCTCATAATTTAAGATTTGCCCAGCTTCATATGATTCTTTTAGCTTTTCATAGCCTCCAAAATCTTAATAGTTATTTCAACCGCTTGCATCGTTCATATTCTTGACCATATCCGCCATGAGCCACATAAAAAGCCGGACACTGCTCTTTCAAACACGCTTCAAAACTTGTTCTCGTAATATCTCCATTCCCCACATACATTGCAGGAAATGTTTCTGTTACCACCCTAAAAGGGCAATATTTTATTTCTTCATCTCTCATGCTATTTCTCCCAAATCTTAATTAAAGAACAAATATTTCGTCTGTATCATATGAATAATGGCATGTAACCATAAATCCGCGGATTGCATCGCAGTTCACACAGTCCGTACACTTTTTAGTCCTCACATTTGTCACCATCTTTCGAGATAATCCAAGTATGTTCGTCCTCATATATGCCTAAGGCCTCTGCAAAGTTGCTCTTACTTGTTCTTCCGGCATATGGAAGAAACAGTTTTTCAATCAGTTCTGATGTATTGAACCTAACTTCAACATCTTCGCCATAAGCATCTTTTAGATCTATATCCAAGTCGTATAATATGCGATTAAATGTTGCCACCATATCATCAATCAATGCAATAGCACCCTTGTAGATATCAGCATATCCGTTTACTTTTACAGTCTGTTGCCCGGCATCAATCCATGCTCCGCAATCCGGGCATTCCCCATCAATAGGCTGTAATGCTTTATACACAACTTTGACCTTTGCATTTTTCTTGGCTTCACAATAGGGACAGTGTAAATAACTCATGCTTTCATCCTCCAAATCTTAATTTACTTCCGCTTGCCTGTCCTGCTGCGCTTATGCCAGGCTCTCTTGCGCTGGATCCGTCCATAGCGTTCCAGCAACCTAGCAATTTTTTTAGCCTTTTCTTTTTCAAGTAGTACCCACTCCATAGTTCATTCCCCTTCTGACTAATAGTTTTCTTCCTTGTATGGCTCCGGCAACGGCATCCATGCATTCACATAAAATCCCACAGAAAGATACGTATAATCCTCATCACCCGGGTAAAATGCTCCGCTACCGTCATCATCAACTCTATAGGTCGCAATATCCGGGAGTATATAATTATCAAACGAAACCAATATATAGGTCTCTGGTTCCGGAAACCTCTCTGTTACCGGGATCCAGAAGCCTTCCGCCTTAATTCGGTCAACCTCCGCAGACAGCTCCGCAACTCTCTTTAACATCCCCTTTGCCGTCACTTGCATGTCATTGTCCATGCACTCGATTTCTTCCGGGCTTTTCCCGGTATTTTCATAGTCCTTCAGTTTCCATAACGCTCCGTAAAGCTTCTCCCATGTCTTCCGGGTCAATACCGTTCCGGGTTTCATCTGATCCCACGGGACGTCCCGCAGGCACCAATGACCACTATCTTTCTTTTCCGTCAGTCTCACCGCTTATTCCTCCCAACTGTTCTTTCAGACCTTTCAGTTCGCAAGCTCCTGTGCCGTAAACGCTGACGTTTGCCCAGCTGCATCTATCGCAGTCATAGTCCTCACCGGATTTCATCATCTTCTGGCACTCCGCATAGTCCCTCTCCATCTCCTCTGACACATGGATCCTGATCTCGACATGCGGTGCCGGAAACAACTTAATCTTCTTCATTCCGCCATCCTCCCAACTTATTTATTTTTTCTCCGCACAGCCACTCGTAACTCCGACACCAACATTCCTGTTTTGGTCCTGTCCTTATCGGTAAATCTTAGCTTTCTTCTGTTCATTTCCAAATTCACAGCATTATCCATCAATACCAGATTTTCTATGCTGCAATTGTCTTTGTTTCCGTCCAGAAAAGATACCATTTTTCCCTCTGGAATCGGTCCGTTATGTTCTTCCCATACCGTTCTGTGAACAAATTCAAACCGTTCTCGCTGCGGACCATCTTCTTTCACCTTTCTGATCAGATACCCTTCTGTTGTGTGCGTGTACTCACCAACATTCATATGATTTGCTGGGACATGGCCTTTCTTGAACATCGTTGCTTTGCTGCGCTCATATTGCTCTTTGCTCATCGGCCTTCCCTTGTTAGCTGGCTCGTGACCTCTTTCAAACCTACAATCCACACCACTTATGATATTATGGTTTTTCTTATATGCTCTGCATTGTCTCTCGTTGAACTCTATTCCGAAATGATCAGATACCATTTTGGCGATTTCACCAGCATGCTTTCCTGGCGCTATGCCCCGAATATAAGTTTCCATTCCTTTTGGATATTTCAACGAATATCCCTTAGGGTTCCCTACTGGAGTCCCGCTTCTGATGCCGTATCTTTTCTTAGCCGTCTTTATCATTGATTCAGAAAACACCAATCCATACTTCTGATCAAAGCCATACTGATTTATCATCGTCACAATTTGCTTCGTTGTTTTTCCTGGAACATTCTCACGCAGCCATTTAACAATGTCTTCAGGCCATCTCCTTGCCATCTACTGACCTCCTTGTGAACGAGGATGCACTTCCAACATCTCTGGCACTACTCGCGGACGGTCATATCCGTATTCATCCATGTGCTGCATCGCCTTAAACTGCAGCTCTCCTGTCTTAATAATCTGCTCACTTACTTTGGCCATCGCCTCTGATCTTCTAATTTCCGTATCAAGTTCATCTCCGCTTAAATCATCATCAGACAGCTTTTCTAACTGAGCAAATAAATGGTTATTCAGATCACCCAATGTATTCTTCATGCATCCACCCTCCCAGTTTCTTATTCAGCTTCATTGCCTCCAACCACGAAACACTCTCGCAGATTCCATTTTTCAGTTTCACCGTCGCGAAGCTTCGGTAAATTCCGACCACAGTCCCCTTCTGCTCACCCTCGCCGCACTTCACAGGCACGATAATAATTTTGTCCCCGATCTTAACCTTCTTTCTGACTTCTGCCATTCTGGCCGGGGTGATTGCTTCCCGCATATATCTGGCACAAACCTCCGTCCGGCTAAGTTCTGTGCTACGTTTCCTTGCTGGCACGATTTCTCCACCTCGCTATCTTTTCCTCGTATGTGCCTTTGCCATGCTTCAGGCCGCCCAGGACCATCTTCCGGATACAATCCCAATGCATACAAAGTTCAGGTGTCCAAATGCCTTCATCACCTTCTTCATACAAGTCCACTTTCCATATGCTGTCACGGATCGTCCCTCTCTGCCAGTATTTATTGACCTGTTGAGACGGGATTCCTGTAATGCGGTATACCTCACCGGCTGTAAGATCCGCGCATATGATCTCTCCAGTTTGAATATCTCTCAAGGTGTACCTGTGTTTTCCACTCTTCTCCATATCAGCTTCCCGCCTTCTGTAATTCCTTCAACTTATCAATCAACGTTGAGCGGTTCGTTCGGCAGTCCCGGAAGAACTTTCCAGGTTTCAGAAGATACTGTTCATTTTCTCCATACCCCTCTTTGTAATTCCCATATTCCAACGCATCGTAGTTATACAGCATTGCATGATAGGTCTTAATTACAAAGCTTGTCCCATCCGGAAGTTCATACCGATAGTACTTCTCCCCAGTTTCCTGGTTATCGATCCACAGTGGCCATTCCTCATATGCGTCGATAAATTCAGCCCGCTGCTTATCGTTCTTCAGTAAAGGAAGCTCTGGCTGCTGTTCAACCGGATCCAGCTTCTGATCAGATTCATCATGTTCCTTTAATAACAGCTTATACGCCTGGATCATCATGTTATACTTTGCATAAGTGTATGGCTGATTCTCCACCCAGCAATCGCACATCTGATCAAGTACCTCTTGCGCATTTCGGATCATATCCTCCAGCGTTTTTCTGTCAAACTCAATTGGCTCTGCCGGCTGTTCAGCATTTTCCTCATCTTCTGCTGCCACTTCATCATCATCCAATGTTTTTCTTTTCGATGATGCATAGCATTCTATATTGCAGCCATCACGTTTTACACAGTTCCAACAACAATGATGAGCGCAATCTTTTCCGGTTCCGTCCTTTTCCTTGTCTTCCTCCGGCAGCGTACACCGCGATATTCCATCATGGATGCATTTCTCTGTCTTTGGCTTTTCAGGAATATCCTGCTGCTTTTCGGCAGCATTCCCCGCAGTTTCCTGCTGCGCATCGGCAGCAACCGACTGTTGCGACGTCGCAACACGCTTCCCGGAATTTTCGCACGCATATTCGCATGGCGTTTCACAATCCTTGCAGCACGGTATAGGACTCCCATCTCCTGCCGCGTGATCCGCTAAATTTAAATCAATAAACTGGCATCTCTCTCCGATCTTCTTTTCAAGGATCTCACGCTTACCGGTATCGACCATTTGGCACGGAAATGGAAATCCACATGTGGCATCGACACACCGACAATATTCCTGCCGGATCTCACATTCCAGATGACAATTAAAGCAATCGTATCCCCGTCCATTGTCTCCTTTACATCCCGGTGTCGTCAGTAAGCTATCTGCCGGATAAACTCTTTTTGGAAAACCATACGCCGATAGCTTCTCCTCCGGATCCCCGATCAGGTCCTCAGCACTGACCGTAAATGCCGTGGTTGAGGTCATCGTTTCTGTCGGTGCTGAATTCTCCACTGCCGAATCTTCCATTTCTGCTTCACCCAGCTCCGGAAAGTCTGACAGGCTCAGCTGCCCAGGGATCTCAAAGTACGGGATCTCCTTCGGTCTTCGGAGTTCACGGATCTCCCTCACCGTCATGTCCGGTGTCACCGTGCTCATCTGCTCCGCATCCAGGGACAACATCTCCTGCAGCTGTGACCTGTTAAACGCCCGGAACTCATCTGCAATGATCGGGCTGTTACCGCCGATTGAAAAGCGGTCATTCCGTTTCATATACCGTGATGCTGTTCCCTTGCTAAATCCATATTCACCCCAGGCATAATCCCAAATAGTTTCATATCCCGCAGAACGAAACAGCTCATTATCCCGGACAGCTTTCAGATAATATCCAACCGTAATCACTGACTGGGCTGCATCCTTCAATCCATTCCGGATCCCGGCATCCGCTTCTTCAAGTGTTATAGTATTTCTATTTTCTACAACTTCACCTTCCAACGAAGTTGTTTCAAGGCTTGTCTGGTCCATATATCCTTCCTTTCACGTTCCGGAGGAGACGCTCTGTCATCTCCCCCGGCCATCAGCTCATCTTTATCCGATGATCACGATCCGTTCCCGGATACTCTCCGGCATGCCTTCAAGCGCTTTGCGGAAATACTCCTTGATCCGGTTCACCGCTTCATTCTTCCAGAGTCCACCCTCTGCCTCGATCAACGAAAATGCCGGAACCACCTTGTCGCCCATCCGGAATACAAAGTTCGAAAACGGCTGCTCGATTTCCTGGAAGGTACGGTACGGTGCCAGGTAAACCGGATTCGGCACGATCACATCCGACTTCGATGCAACTCCTGTGCTCATCGTGGCCACCTGGGTCTTTCCATCATCGGAGTATGTAGCATTATTCTTCTGCTCCACATTTCCTGCAAACTTGACCAGAATATCACGGTCCGTACTCTGCACAAAGTTTGACTGGATCTCGATCATGAAACGCTCCTGATCATACCAGCTGTCAAAATGATACTTGGAGATCTCTGCTCTACAGGTAAACAGACACTCTCTTTTTCTCTCCATGTCCAGAGCAGATACAAGGTTTACTTCCTCCGGTCCTACGATCTCGATGATCATGTTATGGCAATCCGGGAACTCAGATGAGCATGACGCGATGTAATCCACCATAGCAGACAGGGACGCCGCCTCGATCGCGCTGGCTCTCTTCGGTGCTCCATAACGCTCCAGGCGTTTATTCGCATATGTCTCGCCGCAGATCTCCAGGACCTGCACCTTCTCTGCGTTATTTCCAAGACCTACAATGTACGATAATGCTTCTCTTAACATTTCATTTCTCCTCTCATGCTCTTAAATCAATGGGTCCTCTTGTTTCTTCATTTAGGATCTCTCCGGCATCCGGATCACACTCTTTCTCTGCCGGTCCGGAATTTCCTGCTGAGTAAACAGCTACCTGCGGACGGTTATTCCCGTATTCCGTCATCGAGATCTTGCCGGACTTCGCATCCTGTCCGATCAGGAACAGCGATGATCCCTTTCTGGATCCTGCCAATTTCGTTTTCACGCTGTACTCAACGTTAATGCCGCCTGTCTCTCCCGGAATGAAGTTCAGGTTGACGACCAGCCCACGCTTTTCCTTCGGATCCATGTTCGGATCAATAATGTTCCGCCCGATCTGGGCCAGCGCAAGTCTGAACTGCTCCGCCAGTCCGCCGCCATCGATCGTGTCAAATGTAATTTTCGCCATATCTTATCTCACCTCCCTTCAAGTTAATTAAACGGCAGCCCTTCGTCTTCGACATTATCAGGAATATTCATGAAGTCGTCATCTTTGGATCCCCGGCTTCCAGCCCCGCTGCCGTCCCGTCTGCTATCCGCAAACTCCTGACTTTCAACGATAACATCTGTTGTATAGACCTTCTGACCATCCTTATTTGTATAGCTCCCGGTCTGCAGATGTCCGCTGATCAGAACCCGGAGTCCCTGACGGAAATACTTTTCCGCAAATTCTCCGGCGCGGTCAAACGCCACACAGTTAATGAAATCCGCTCCCGGATCCGAATTCTGTTGTGTCTTTCTCCGATCAATGGCCAGCGTATATTTTGCGATTGCCATCGATCTCTCTCCCTGGGAGTACCGGACTTCCGGATCCCGTGTCAGTCTTCCCATCAAAATCACCTTGTTCATGTCTTTCTCCTTTCAATGACAGCCTTGTGACAGGTTTATGACAACTTTTCAAAATAACCTGTCATTCACTTTTTCCTTGTTTTATCAGGCTTTCCAGTTAATTATCTCTTTTAATGACAGGTATGACAGGCAAATATGATTCGTAATACATACGCACGCGCACATGCGAGAGTCAAAAAAACCTGTCATTCTTGTCATTCCTGTCACTGAAAACCCGGAAACGCTTATTTTATGCGGGTTTCCGCAACTCTTCGTTTTTTCAAAAGCTGTCACAAACCTGTCATTCACCTGTCATTTCTCCTCAACCGGCAGGAATCCATCATCTTTCAGCGTTACATCTAAAAAGACGCGTTCCGTCGCAGTTCTCTTGAATACGAACCCTTTCTCCTCCAGATTCTTAAAGAACGGCTTCGGACTATGGTATTTCCGCCCACAATTCTCACAATATTCCTTGTATTTATCATAAAGTAGCGTTCTGGAGATCTTGCTCCCCTGCTGCCGTTCCAGACACTCATCTACAAATGCCTTGACCGTATCTGCTTCCCGGTACAGTTCTTCCACCCGCTCCTTCGCACCAGCGCTCTCCGTGAATTCTCCATCGGTATAGAGCTTCTTTAATGCACCGACCGCCATCCAGATCGAATATCCGATCTCTGCCTGAAGCTTCTCTCCCAGCTCCAGATCTTTCTTCGTCGGTTTCTTATTCATCTCCAGAATCAGCAGACGCCGATAGAACGCATTCGATTTCTCATCCAGATTCAACGGGATCTTGTTCGCCGAGAAGATCAGCTTTGCATATGACCGGAACGGAACCGGATCCCGCCCTTTCCGCTCGCAGATCATGACATCCTCGCCGGTTGCCTTTTTGATGTTATCCACCTGCATCAATGCATCCGAGGAGATATCCGCACACGCATTCAGCAGCATGCCTTGCAGCATAGACGGATAGAATCTCTCATTCAATGCCTGAAGGCTGATACCGCTACAGTTTGCCGGTCCCACGATGTCCTGGATCAGGTTGATCACCTTCGATTTTCCGGTGCCGCCGATACCACGGATGATCATAAACCTCTGGAACCTGGTATCTCTTGTCATGCTGTAGCCGATGTACTGCCACAGTGTCAGCTGATCCGTATGGTCCGGCATCGCATCATTCAGGAACCGGCTCGTATTTTTTCCCGCCTCATCCAGATTCTTCCGGATCTCCATATCCAGGGCATGAGGAATCTGGTTGATCGACAGGTATTCTGGCTTATGCTTACGAAGTTTTCCTTCCCTAACGTCGAACATCCCATTCTTGAAGTTGATCCACCAGGGCGGATATGCATTTAACTCTTCCAGGGACTTCTGGAGCTCCTGCTGCTCGATCAGCAGATTATAGACCGCTGACAGACACCGGAATGTAATAAACTTTTCCGGAATCAGCTTCGATACGACCGCTTTCACCTTAATTCCATCCTGATCCAGGTAATAGCAGCCATCCCTGTATATATAAAGCTCCCGGCCCATGACGAACATGCACATCGTCTCCATCAGGTAGCGGACCACCGCAATATCTCTGACACCGGTTATCCTTCCATCTTTGGAAAAGTTAATGAACTGGTTCTGATCCAGTGGAGCATTCTCTGATCCCTCATACCTTGCAACGTACCCGGCCAAGGCCTTCTCAAGTTCGTCCTGCCGCTCATACTTCGCGAGATACTCTTTTCCACGGAACACCACATATCCGTTCGCCTTATATGGAATCTGATTGTTTTTCAGCGTTTCTTCCAACAGATCATTCGTCTTCTTCCGGTCACATGACAAAACGAACGTATATTCCGATAGTTCCGTACCCGTGTTCACCGTGTCGCGGATCCAGTTGCAAAAAGACTCTGCTGTGAAATAACCGTCTCCGGTCCGGGATATGTATAATGACATATAATCCAAAGTCACGATTGCCTTGCAGATCGCGATATTATCATGCACGAAGATATAAGACTTGTCCGGACTCGCAGGCCGCTTCCGAATCAGCCCAGAAATGATCTTCTCATTCACCTATGTCTCCTCCTGCTGCCGTCCGGTACTTCTCAATACCGTAAACTTTATACGCATCGGCAAACTGTACCCATCCTTTCTGATGTGCCAGGCTATGATGGATCCGGCACAGCGCCGCAATTTTCTTTTCTGAATCATCGACATGACGCCGGTCATTGCCCATTCCGATCGCATCCACATGATGGATCTCCGCAGTCTTCCCACAGATGCAGCATCTCTTATATCTGATGCACTGGATCAGATATGCGTCAATGTCGTCGGTCCGCTTCAAGCCGGACTCTGTTAAGATCAATCCTTCTTTCAAACTGTACTCCATGAGCGTGTTGATATACTCCCTCGCTTCGGTGATCGTACAATCCGAAAGACTGATCACCTTATCCTGTCCCAGACGGAGCATGTTCTCCACCTTCATGATCTCTTTCGCTGCCTCCACGGTGTATCCCGTATAATTTGAGATATCCCCCAGTGTGGCATATGCTTTCCGGCGCTGTGCCGGGGTAATGCTCCGCCCGTCATCAACTCCCAGAGCAAGTTCTTTGCACTTTCTGGTCTGGATCAGTTTCCCGGCCTGCACCGGGATACGGATACACAGAAACGTCTCTCCATTCTGCTCTTTCGCCCATTCCAGGAATGCGCTGTAATAGGTCATACCCACCCCTCCTTGAGCCGCGCAAGGTTTGGAGCGATTGCAACCTGGTTGGAAATTTTCAGCAGACGCTCCAGACGTTTTTCCTCTTCCTCTGTAAGCTTCGACATCTGCGGATTGATCCGCAGCACCTTCCGGCAATCTGCCAGGTACCATCCGTCCCGCATTCCGATCCGCTCGACCCGATACACCGTCGTATCATTTGATTCGTAATAATCAAACGCAACGGACTGAGCGATATAGCATCCTGGATAGATCACTGCAAGGGAATGATCTCCATTCACCTCTTTCTTATAGCGAACCTGCCGAAGACGTTCTCCATCCGGTCCTGCTGCCACGATCGATTTACCAAGCCGTCTCTGCTCATCATATCCGCCAGAGTTCCAGATCCCATACCCTTCCTGAATGCGCTCAACATGAAACGGCATCAGCGGATCCAGTGCTTTCTGCTCCTGCTTCTCTATCGAATCAATTCTGTAGAAACCGTCCAGGATCCCTTTTTCAAGATTCTTATCTATGGTAACTGCAGTCTCCGCTGCAATCGCTGCTGCAATAATCTTCATTCTCTGTTCGTAATTCATGTGTCTCCTCCTTTAACTGCTCCTCGCAGGAATGGCAGAGCCGAACATCTCCGGCATCTACCCATATCCTGCGGCCACACCGGTCACACTTATACTGTCCCATTTCCTTATCGCCTCCCGGCTATACGAGTATCCTATATACCATTCCCACGCAGACTGTTGCATCAGATCCGCCAATATGGTTCTTCCTTGCCGCAAGCCAGGCGGCCCGGTCTGGAAGTATGTACTTCTCGGCAGGCATTAGGCTTTCCCCTTTGCAATCTGCTCTTCAAATTCCTTTTTTAAAGATTCTGCTACATCTTCCGAAATTCCGCAGAAGTCAATCCCCATACCTGTATATTTGGTTCCTACAAAGAGTACATTCCCGGCAATCGGATATCCGTGCTTATCTGTTTCATACAGCCAGCTGCCAAGGATGTTCAACTCTAAAGACTTCAACAGTCCTTCTTCATCGACCAACATAACCATGCGATGACCTTCTTTTTCCATTTTCTTACTGACCTTCACTTTTGAATAAAGCCTTTTGGGGCTAACCGATTCATACAAATCACAATCTTTTCCGATCAGCTTCCTCAGAGCTTTATTCTGCATCTGATAAGATCCTTCCGGATAATCGTGGATCGTCACCTGCAGATCCGTTGAAACTCTGACCAATTTTTTCATTGATTTTCTCCTCTTTCTCCTCTAAAATAGAGGTGTAAACTTTTTACATGTGATCCCCTCGGAGTTGCTGCTCCGCTATGGGGATCTTTTAGTTCCTGTATATATGCTTTGTTAAGATGTCATACAGAAGATCAAACAGTTCTTTCATTTCTGCTGTTGTGTATGTTTTCTCCGGTTCCAGTTTTGCTTCCGTTTCAGTCCATCCGTTTAAGAATGCGATGATATAACCAATGTTTTCACCACGTTCTACAAGCTCTTTTACATGTCCCAGAATTGTCTCCATGAACTCACCTTCCCTTAGACCGGTATGATCCCGGCCATACGAGCTATCATATATACCATTCCCGCACAGGCACCGCCCTCGATCAACGCTCCGACCGCATACGCAAGGCGCGTTGCCGGTCCCGGTCCTTTTTCTTCAACTGTGATCGGCATACAGGACACACATATCCGCCCTGCCCGATCCGTATGTACTTCGATACGCCCCATTGTCTCATGCACAGCGCGCATAGTTCTTTTCTCATGCATCTTTTCCACTTCCTTTTACAGCAGGATAAATTCCTTGATTTCTTTTGATGTAAGCTCCCGGCCCAGGAGCACGGACGCTGCCTGGAGCGGAGTAAATTTCAGTACAGTTGCAATCTTCTGCATCTCATCCAGGGAATACGTCTCCGGCCGGTGGTACTTATTCTGGATCGTTTTCTTCGTTACCCCGACCTTAACAGCTAAAGCAGCATCATCGATCGCCAGCCGCTCCTTATTCCCCGCAATACACGCGCGAACGATCCGGTTCCGTTCTTCCTGCATACTCGGTTTTAATTTCGGCATACTTTTTCACCTCTCTTATTTCTCAACTGCGGTCTCTTGCTTCTGCGCCGCTGTCGCGTTATACTTTTCATACAAGCATCGATACACCAAATACATATAAACATCGGTGTACAAGGGGTACAAACAAGATAAAATAGAAATGAGGGGCGATAGAGCGGAAATGTCAGATTTTCCACTCTATCTGAACACGGTCGCTGGTGGCC